AGCAGTATTAGTGAGATTTCCTTCCCCATCATAAGTGGGTACTGTGTCAATCCACAGAATGGAATTCTCATCTATCGGACAGGTCATATCTGTCAGCAATATAACCTTTGAATAGTCATCATAAGTGCCAAACTCCGCTACTACTGATTCGCCTGTGACAGCAGAGATATTTCCCCTTATCTGTACAGGATCGGAATACTTTATGCGCTTCTCACCTGTGTAATAACCTGCATCGGACTGCAACATTTCCAACCCTTCGTACAGAGCATAATAGAAGGGTTTTGTATTCTTCTTTAGCAGTCTCATATCTCTACAAAACCTCTATAAACGGAGTTATTTCACGAAGCATGGAAGGGGGAATATCCGCACCTTCGTAGTGACGGTGAATACCGTTTTCTACATGCACAGATTCCCCTTCCGCACCCTGTTTATCGTGGAAATATACTGCAACTCGAACTGCAAGATCGTAGTACCGTGCAGGTAATTCCTTGCCTTCGATAGAATCCGCAAAAGGATACAAGCGATTCAGAATTGCAGATTCTGCATCGGAAAGAAAATCCTCAAGTTCTTCCGGGTCTGCATCCGGGAGTTTACGCTGAAGTTTCTCTAACATTTTTCCACAACCCATAATGCGCTTGTCTCCTTTCGTTTAATTACAGAATGATCTTTACTGCGTAACGTTCGTCAGTCAGCGCAGCAATGTAGTATTTACGTGTGATGAGAGTATTCTTACGAATATCTGCATCCGCAGCAGAACGGTTACCCATCTGGAAGGCTTCGATCTGTGTACCTGTCTTGGTAAACAGAGTGACAGCCTGTCTTGTGCCGAGATAAATCGTTCCTGTGTCGGCAGTGTTACCAGAACCTGCGGTGAACGGAGCAAGCGGATCAACATACAGGTTTGTTCCTGCGACAGTGCCGACATAACCTCTGCGAGCAAATGCTTCGACATACTTCAGTTCGTCTTTCAGAGCTTTACGGATCTTTGCAACCATCAGTTTGTTAACAAGAGCGAATGTCTCGGAAACATCTTCAGATTCATCAGTGGTAGGGAGCATTGCCTGTGCATCAACAAATGCATCGAACCATGCGCCACCTGCAACCGTTACACTCTGAGTTGTATTTGCAAATTCAGCGATGACATCAGCGTTCATTGTGTTGAACATATCTGTGCCAGCGTAACGAGCGATAACAAGGCCGACATACGGATCTTTCATCTGTTCTTCGTCATACCATACACCCTGGTTCTGTGCTGTCAGAACGGTGTACGGTGTCTGACCGTAATCCATTTCAATAATTTTTGTGTTGCCAGCTTTGAGAGCAACCTTCTCAACAGCCTGCGCACCTTTAGTGCTATTTCCACCTGCAACCGGAGTAACCTTCGCATAGTATCTGCGAATGTTCTTTGTCATGCCAGGTTCGCCTTCAAGCTGTGTGTCAACAGTGCAGAAACGTGCATGGTCAATATGAGATTTGAACTGATCTTCGATTTCGTTCTGTAAGACGAAATTAGAATACGGATTGTTAGCCATATTTTTTCTTATTCCTTTCCTTCTGAGTACAGGCTTGCGTACTCTTCAGGGTGTGCCTGTGAGTAATCGTACCTGTCTTTTACACTCATCTTCCTTAACTGAGAGAGTGTCATTGATGTGCCACCCTTTTCTCCGGCAGGTGGCTTGGGAGTGTCATCGATCATTCCCGCACGGATTGCCTTTTCTCTTTCGTCAAGCAGTGTTTTCTGATTGGCAAGCACTGTCTGCATGTCACCTTTGAACATTGCTTCGGCAGTAGAAGATGCCAGCTCTTCGGAATATCCGAGACCAATCAGTTTTGCTTTGTTCTCCGCAATAGAGATCTGCTTTTTCATGGATTCGTTTTCTTCCATGATTTTTTTGATAGACTCTTCGTGTTCCGCTTTCGCTTTCTCTTCTTCTGACATACGTGCTTCAAGGTCTTTCTTGTACTTTGACAAATCAGCGGAAGCCTTATCGAAAGCTGCCTTTACCTTCTGGTAATCTTTGTCTTTTGCACCGAAAACCTTTTCGAGTGCTTTGGACATCTCGTCCTCGGTCATTCCGTCACGATATGCTTCTCCAAGCAGGTCTGAAATGAAACTCATAATTCTTTTCTCCTTGCGTTTTTAGTTCTTCTCTGAACATTGATTGCGCTTATAGACATCTCCGTCTGTGTTTGCGATTTGTGTCTTCTCTGACATTTATTTGGAAGGGAAGTATCCCTGTCCTACCTGAATACGTAGGCAAGTTCGCATCGGCAGTTGACATTGTTTTCTGGTGTTGAGAACCCACCGGGGAACTCTGCACTGTCTCCATCGAATGTGTAGAACCTTCCTGTAAGAAGGACTTCCGTACCTTCCAGATAGAAGTGCGTATCCCGGACACGTTCGTCATTCATCGTTTGCCACCTCTTGTAGGCAGTCTTGCCTGTCATGCGCTCGTAGTTCTTCGCAGAATCGAACGCCCCTGTTTCTTCGACACGGTGATATTCGGTTTCGACAAGTCTCTGTATGACTTCCCGTTCCCAATCACCGTTGTCTATGTGTTCGTTGATTCGATCTCTGAATGTCTTTCCATCGATGAGATAGAAGATTGCTTCGTACATCGAATCCGTGTTTGCTTCGCTGTCGGGGTCAACACGATCCCAACCGAAGACGTAAGCCATAATCAGAAGTTCAAGGATTTCGTCATAGGCTTTCTTTTTCTTCTCCTCTTTCGGCAAATCTTCCGTTTCTTCGTAGATTTGTTTCGACAAGCGGTGAAGTTCATCGAATTTCAGTGCAGCCATTTCTCGAACTCCTTCTTATGTAAAAAGGGACTGACAAAGTACATTCCTTTCCTTCATCAGTCCCTTTGGACTATCCTTTCCCCTCCTGGGAAGGATCTTTATTCGCTTTTAAGATTGACCTTTTTCCTGTCAATCTCGATAATGCATGGCTTTCCATGCTCTACCTTTACTTCTGCAATCTTACCCTTCTTCAGCAGTGTCTCGATTGCCTGTATCATTTCCTGTGTCAGTGTCAGATCCTTCGGCATTTTTTACTGTTTCCTCTTTGTGTTCGTTGTAATACTTCTCAGATTCTGCCCAAGCAGCTTCCGGGTCTGAGAACATACCGCTGTGTACGAATGCAAGTCTCGGTGCAATCTTTTCGTTGCTGAGCATTGTCGTAAGTACCGTTGCCTTTGTTGCGCTGTTTTCGGAATTCATGCGTGTAAACTTGATTTCAACATTTGACAGATGAATATCCAGCGCATTCTTCTCCCGGCAAATCTTCAATGCAATCCGAAGCATGTTCTTCTCGGAACGGGTGAACCATTTCACCGTATCCTTTGCACGTGTCTCTGCTGCGCTCCATCCGTCTCTGTACACGACAGCAATTCCGTTATCTCCGTTGCCTGTGTTCCGATTCGGCATACCGCAGATAATCAATACACTTTCGTACAGGTCTTCCTTTAAGGTATGAGATCCTTCCTGGTTTAACTCTGCAGTGATGTACTTGACTTCTCCCTGCATCGTAGGATCGACATCCTTGTACTTAATCGCACCGAGTGCCTGCAGTTTTGCAACACCGTCTGCATCTATATCTACGTTGTGGAAAAGGATCAATGCCTGTACGAACTGCGCAACAGAATCCATACGGTTTGAAGCAAGTTCGTTCTGTGCATCGAGCAGTGGCATGACCGCTTCGAATGCGCCCATCCTCGGCAGATTTAACGGATATTCGACAACAGGGATACCGAGAAGATTGACTTTTTCTTCGATAACTCTGTCGTTCTGGATAAGGAAGTATCTGTCTTTCGTGTAAACGGAATACAGTTTCGTAACGTTCCCTAACTCGTCCGGGGCATCGACATACATAACCGCCATAACAGGTTTCTTTTCCAGACCTGAATGTTTGACAATGTACGTGGTTCTTGGGTCGAGTGTATAAAGCTCGAACGGTGAATCATCGTCTTCCATTGCTTCCGTATTCGGCATGCACATTCTGTAGCCGATACCGCAGACATGCATCCACAAGGCTAATTCGGCATCCTGTGCTTCTTTATCGATGGAAGACATATATTTGTTCAATTCCTGGATTGCATCTGCACAATCGTCCTCTGCACGTCCTGCGTAGACAACAGGATCACCGAACAGATACCCTGTCTTGAACGCTACAATCTCGTTTGCCGTGTTGACAACAATCTTGTTGTTGATATCAGGTCGTACTTCCTTAACTCTTGCGAGAATCGGCTGAACACCCTTGTAATAGCGGTAAAGGTATTCGATCTCGGCAGAGTTGATATTGTGCGTGTGCATTGTCCTGTTAAGAACCTCGACAACGTTTTCTCTTGTAATGAATTCTTCTGAGGTGAAGATCTCCCGTCTTCCCTGCAACGTTTTCTTGGAAGGATATCCAGGCATGTTTCCACTTGTATAAACGCTTCCCGAAGTATTAGTTTCCGCCATGGATGCTCCTTCCTGTCTATGTGTGTAGACCTCTTTGGTTTCAAAATACATGCAAAATGACACTTTTTCAAGGGCAAATCCCGGCTAAATTGCACTTTTATGACACTTTAGTGTCATTTTAAGACAATAAAAAAGTGGTAACAGACACAGCACCGCCTGTTACCGTAAGAAAGGATGGATGTCATGACTACAGATAGATCAACAACTGAGAGCCACGCAAATACTGACACATAGTAGCAGATAAAATCAATGGTTTTTTCTTGGCTAAAACGGTCTTGGCATAATTTCTACCTTCGCATCGAAGTTTCGGAATGCCATTTCAGCAGTCATTGCCATACTATCGGGGGCATCATCGTGTTTGTTCTTCCCGGTAAGTTTAAAACTGAACATATTCTGCATGAACAGATTGTATTCTTTTGTCCTGTGTGCGGTATCTAAAAAATAAAAGTACGTCCGTATATCCGATGCCTTGTCGTATATCCTCTGTTCCTTTGCAACATGCGTAGGTGCGGATCTCGTCATTATCGTTAAATGATATTCCAGCTTATCGACTTCTTCCTGTATACCTTCGACATAAGGTCGTGTAGCCTTGGTAGCTTCTACCTGCATTGCCTGTAATCCCCATTTCTTTGCCTTACTTGCTAATAACGGCTGGGTAATGTTCTTTTCCCCGTTGTTATAAATGACATCGACAACATAAAACTCGTTTCTGCCGTACTGATAGACAATCGGTGCAGCAGTATAGTCTCCACCGCCGAACGCAGGGTCTACCGCAGTAAACAC